CTGTGGATCATCGCGCAAGTCTGCGCCGCGCTCGACAAACAAACGCCGCTCGCGTGGGTCGATCGCCTGCTGGATGCCGAGACGGTGCATCGGGCCGCCTGATGCAAACCTCTGCATTTTCGCTCTGGAAAGAGCCGCCGACCGGCGCGCTGAATCGCCGCGTCACTCTGCAAAGCCCGACGATCACGCAGGATACCATGGGCGGAGAGGTCGCAACATGGGCGGACGTGGCCACCGTATGGGCATACATCAACCCTCTAGCTGGACACGAACTTGTAAATGCTCAGGCGGTATATGCCGAGGTCACGCACCTGATGGTAATCCGCTGGCAGAGCATTTTTGCCGACCCGCAGGCCGTCGCGAGAATGCGCGTCGTCTATGCCGGGCGGCATTTCAACATCGGGTCGGCGATCGATATCGACATGGCGCACCGATGGATCGCGCTGTCCGTGCAGGAGGGACTGGTCGATGGCTGATGTATCCGGAATAAGCGAACTTCGCAGCCAGATCTCGGCAGGCATCGCGCGACAGCGCGAAAAGATCATCTCGGACCTCGACGCCATCGGCGCGCAGATGGCCGAAGAAATACGCTCGGCAGCCCCAAAAATCACCGGCACCCTGTCCGCCAGCGTTCGGCACGAGGTTGTAGTGGCGGCCGATGGCGTGCGCCTCAAGATCATCGTCGGCAACGACGCCGCGTTTTATGCGCCATACGTGGAGTTTGGCACGTCACGCGCGCCGGCACACCCATTCGTTCGGCCCGTCGTGCACCGCGAAGAGAAGAAAATCCCCGGCCGTGTCGCTAGCACCGTCTATGCCGCATGGGATTTTCAATGAGCATCGAGCAAACACTTTTCAGCACGCTCGGTTCGCTGCTATACGGCCGCCTTTATCCCGCCATCGCCCCGCAAGGCGCTGTCCGCCCGTATGGCGTCTATGCCGAGATTTCCAGCGTCCCGGAAAACACGCTGTCAGACGGAATCACGATCCAGAACAGCCTATTTCAGGTATCCGTCTGGGACGTGTCGTACCTGGGCGTGAAAACCGCCGGGGAAGCAATCGCCTCGGCGATGGCGGCCGCATTCGCTGCCGGCACGCTGTCCGGAGTGCAGCGCAGCAGGCACAGCACGTACGAGGCAGACACCACGCTGCACGGCATCATCTACGAATTTTCACTTTGGTATCACTGACACCGCCTGAGGCGGATTTTTAGGAGCACTACGCAATGACCAGCACCGCTCAGGTTGCACAGCAATCTAAATTCTACGTTTCCGGCACCGCAGGAACCGCCTATGCGGTGACTGCCATCACAAAGGCAACGAAAGCCGTTGTCACATGGACATCCGGCGCGGTCCCGGCTGCCGGAGATGTGATTCTGTTCGGCGCCATCACCGGCATGCCGGAAATCAACGGCCTGCTGGGCATCGTACAGGCAACGCCAACTCCAACCGCCACCGGCGCCACGGTTGCCATTGACTCGTCCGGATTTGCCACTGCCGGCACGTCCGGAACGGCCACGCCGCAGACGTTCTCGAAGGTCGGAAACGTCCAGGACTTCACTCCGGACGGCGGCACCGCGAACGTCATCGACGTCAGCAACATGGATTCGACGGCCAAGGAAAAGCGCCAGGGCTTGCAGGACATGGGCAACTACTCGCTGACCTTTGACACCGACGATACCGACGTCGGGCAGCTTGCGCTCATCGCATCGCGCACGGCGCAGGCAGTCAAGGTATTCAAGCAAGTCTACCCTGGCGGGCTGTTGGTCAGGGCGTGGCAGGGCTTCGTGCAGAAGGTCAGCGAGCCGACGGCAGGCGTCGACAAGGTTCTGCGCAGTTCGGCGACGATCGTGGTCACCGGCCCGATCTTCCGGGGTTGATCGCCATGACTCTCGACAAAGCCGCACTGCTCGCGCTCTTCGCACCCAAGATCATTGATCAGAACGTTCCCGGCATCGGCACGGTTCGCCTGCGCGAACTCAGCGCGCCGGAAGTCTCCGACATTCGCGAAGCGTGCAAGACCGAGGCTCAGAAGGCCGATTTCGGATTCCTGCTTGTCATCGCCTCGGTCGTAGATGGCGCAGGCGCTCCAGCCTTTACCGCTGATGACCTGCCGGTATTGCGCACGTCTGCCCAGTCGCGCATCGGGGAGCTTGTCTCTGCGGTCATGGCTGTCAATGGCTTCTCCGTCAAGGAGGATGCGGCAAAAAACTGAGGGCCAGCCCGGATCGCAGGATGCTTTTTCGTCTCGCCCTTGCGATGGGGCGGACGATCGAGGAGCTTCGGGCAGTCCTTTCCTACCGCGAATTCTGCGAGTGGTGCCTGTACTACCAGATAGAGCCATGGGGAGAGGATCGCGCCGATTTGCGCGCCGGCATCGTGGCATCATCCATCGCCAACTATGCCGGCAAGCAGCGCGCCGACGGCTCAGGCCCAGCGCTGCCGTCAGACTTCATGCCCTACCTCGAGCGGCCAGAACCGGAAGCGCCGGCCGATGACCGACCGCTGACCGACGAAGAGCTGGCCGACTGGGCCGACGCGGCTATTTTTGGACTCACCCCGGAGTAACACATGCTTCCCCCAATCAGTATCGAAGTCGGCGCCAGAATCGACAAATTCGAGTCGGCGATGAGTCGGACGGCCGATATCGCCGAGTCCAGTCTGTCGGCGGCCGCTGCCAACGCGGATCATTTCCAGAGCGCATTCGACCGAGCATCCGCCGCGGCCGGCCAGTCGTCGCAAAGAATGGCCAGCGACTTCGAGGCTGCGAACGATCGCATCATGGGCGCCGCTGACCAGTCTGCCCGGTCGATCGACGACATCAGCAAGGCAACCGACAAAGTCGACGCCTCGTCATGGGCAGAGAAAATCGGCGCGTCAATCGCGGCTGGGTTCGGCGCCGGGTACGAGGCGGCAAAGACTGGCATGGAGCGCGTCGACGAGTACGTCAAGACAAAGCTCGTCGTCATCGGCGCCTCCCTGGCGGTCGGCATCACCGTCGCTGCTGCGTCTGCGATCTACGCAGCGTACAAGATCGTCACTTCATCTATCGGTTTTATCGCCGGGCTGTTCAGCGGCGAGTCGTACAAGTCCGAGAATGTCGACGCCGTCATCGCCCTGAACAAAGAGGTGATGGCGCTTCAAACTGGGTTGTTGCTGTCTGCTGACCATGCATCGGCACTCAACGAGGCATTGAAGGGCGCAGGAGTCGGAAACGGCGCCTATGTTGCCACGCTCGAAGCGGCGACCAAGGCAGCGCACACCAACGCTGAGGAGCTAGACCGACTCGGTGTCAAGTACCAGGACGCCAACGGAGAACTGCTATCGCAGCAGGACATCCTGAAGAGCGCCAAAGAGGTACTGGACGCCTATACGGCCGGCTACGACCGCAATGCTGCGGCCGCCGCCATCGCCATCGGCAGCTACAAGGACATTGACGACGCGCTGAAGATCACCAGCGACTCGATAGAGCAAGCCGGCCAACGATTGGTCGATTACAACCTCATCATAGGCGAGGGGACGCAGGAAGCGGTCACCGCCTACAAAGCGGCCGTCGACGCCTTCAACCGAGAGAGCGATCTGATGGCGCAGGGATTCAAGAAGGCTATTTCTGATCAGATCATGCCCATCCTGACCGACCTGGCCGATTTCTTCCGCACAGGATTCCCGTTCGTGGTGAATGTCTTTCGCTACTCGATGGCGACCCTGGTCAGCATCTTCTATGGCCTCAAGGAAGTGGCCTACATCGTCTCGGAAGCAGTCATCCAGTCGTTCAAGGCCATGGGCGACGTGGTGTCACGCGTCGTCGGCGCAATCGCCAAGGCTGCAACCGGAAACGTCGAGGGCGCGTGGAACGATCTCAAGGCCGTGCCCGACGATCTCGGGAAACGCTGGACTGCCTTTGGCGACAACGTCGTCGCGCAGTCGGTGCGCAACTCCAAGGCGATGGCGCTTGCATGGGGGGCGGACAACTTCTCTGCAGGATCGGCCGCAGATCCGGCAAAGGCCGGCAAGAGGTGGCTACCAACGTCATCGCCAGACGCCCAGGACGACCCGAAATCGACAAAGGCAGGCGGCGCGGCCACCCCGGCGAGCGCCTACCAGACCTTCCTCGACCAGCTTGACCAGATGAACGCCAAGATGGAAGGCAACCAGTACACCATGCTCAAGGTCAAGGCTGCGCAACTGGCATGGAACGAGGGCATCTCGGCCAACACCGCGCTGGAGAAAATCAACGCCCTGCAAATCGCCGAGAGCGACAAGGCGGTCAAGGACTACAGCACCAGACTTGTTGAGGAAAACAGACGTCTGCTCGATGCCCGCGGCGCCATCGGCCTCTACGGGATCGAACTCGACGCCTACACCCTGCGCGAGCACCGCCGCGCCGACGCGATCGCTAAGGTCAGCCAGGCCATGGCCGCAGGCAAACCGCTGACCGAAGAAGCAACTGCCGCGCTCTACGAACAGGCCGATGCCTCCGCCAAGGCTGCCGAAGCGATCCTGCGCGAGAACTACGCTCTGTCACGCACCTTCGAAGTCGGAGCCAAGAGGGCGTTCGATTCCTACATGGACAACGCGACGAACGCCGCGAAGCGGGCGGAAGAACAGTTCACGCGCGCATACCAGAACATCGAGAGCGCCATGGCGAACTTCCTGTTCAACCCGTTTGAAAAGGGCGTCAAGGGCATGCTGGCGAGCTTCGGCGTGATGCTGCAGCGGATGATCGCCGATGCGGTCGCTGCAGATCTCGGCAAGCGGCTGCTCGGCGCAGCGGGAGGCGGTACCGGAATCGTCGAGAAGATTCTCGGCGGGATCGCCAGCATCTCAGGGTACGCCATGGGCACCGGAACGCTCGGCAACATCGCAGCAATGGCCAATGGATACGGCACGCTCGACCATGCCGCACTTGCCGCGGCGAATATCGACTCGTTCGCCGTCGGTACCGACTACGTGCCGCGCGACATGCTGGCGATGATCCACCAGGGAGAGGCGGTCTTGACGAAAGATCAGAACGCGAACCGCTCTGGCGGCGGTCAAGTCATCGTCAATCAGCACTTCCATGGCCAAGCGAGCGCGAACGACGTGCGACGTGCGGGTGGCGACCTCGCGCGTAACCTGCTCGGAATGATGGGCGGCGCAGGGAGGTTCCAGTAATGGCCGCATTTCTTGAGGAGCGCCTGCCGATCGACGTGCGTCTCGGCATGTCCTATGCCGACGATTACGCCGTGCTGATCACTCAAACCGCCGGTGGCGCCGAGTATCGCAAGTTGGTGCAGCCATTCCCTATGCGCTCGTTTCACGTCAACTTTACGACCGACCAGGTGGATCTGTGGGCGCGCGTCCTGGCCCTCTACCATCGCGCCTACGGCAAGTACGCTGGCTTTCGGGTCAAGTGTCTGGACGATTTCAGCACCAACAACCTGACCGGAACGCCGACGCCGCTGGATGAAGCGCTGGCGAACTCGGCCACCGGCATCTACCAACTGCGCAACTTCTACGGTACCAACGGAACGGCACTGGCCGGAGTCGGCTACCCGTCGCGCAACATCTACAAGCCGGTCTCGGGCACCGTCGTTGCCGCCAAGAACGGCGTGACGATCAGTTCCGGCCTCACGGTCAACACCACGACTGGCCTGATCACCATCTCCCCGGCGCCGCTGATCACAGACACGATCACCGCTGGCTGCCAGTTCGACATTCCCTGCCGGTTCAATTCGCAGATCGAGGTGGCGTCCATCGACATTGCCATCCGAGACTGCGGGTCTATCGACGTCATTGAATTGCTCGCGCCATGAAATCCGTCGTAGCAGACTATCGATACCGCGTCCTCTGCCTGCGCATCGTGCCGACCGCTGGCAGCCCGATCTACCTCACCGACTACCCGCGCGACCTCGTCATGAGCGGCCACACCTACCTGAGCACAGCCGGTTACCAATTCACCGGCTACTCCGGCACCGCGGGATTCTCGCCGGCGTCGATCGACATCGAGGGCATTGCCGGCGCATCCGGCGTCACCCGGGCCACCGTCGCCAGCGGGCTTTTCGACGGCGCCCGCTGCTACGTTTTCGCCACCTCGTGGGCGGCGCCCGTCGAGGATCAGGAGCCCGTCGTAGCCGGCATATTCGGCCAGGCCACGCTGCTCGATGACCGATTCCGCATCGGCGGCGTGTCGCTCATCGACGCACTCAATCAGACCGTCGGCCAGACCTACGGCGCGCAGTGCCCGAAGGTGTTCTGCGGCCAGGAATACGGCGGCTGCATGGCCAGCCTGGCAGCCAACACCGTCACCGGCACACTCACCGCCGTCACCAGCTCCTCGGTATTCGCCGACAGCGGGCGAGGCGAGGCCAGCGATACCTTCGGCGCCGGCACCATCCAATTCACCAGCGGACCGAATGCCGGACTCAAGCCGCTCGAAGTCAAGAGCTTCGCCGCGGGCGTGTTCACCACCTTCGAGCCTTTCTACTACCTGCCCGTTGCCGGCAACGCTTACGCCGCCGTGCGCGGATGCCGCAAGCGCCTGAGCGATTGCCAGGCGCGCGTCGGCGGCTCGAACATCCTCAATTTCGGCGGCTTTCCGTGGATCCCCACCGGCAGCACCTATGCGCAAGTCGGGCAGGGCGGATGATGACCACTGACGACATTCTCACTGCTGCGCGCCAGTGCATCGGCACGCCGTTTCGCCACCAGGGCCGGCTTATTGCATTCGGGCTCGACTGCGCCGGCGTGGCGATCCACGTCGCGCGCCAGATTGGCGTCGGGCATCTCGACGTTTCGGGATACGGGCGCACGCCGGCCGGCGGACAGTTGGAGCGATCGCTTGACAGCCAGCCGTGCCTTGAGCGTGTCGCGCTTTCCGATCGCGAGCCCGGCGACCTCCTGCTGATGCGCTTTGCCACCGATCCGCAGCACCTGGCCATTTGCGCCGGAGAGACCATCATCCACGCCTACGAGGCCGCCGGCCAGTGCTGCGAGCACCGGCTGTCAAGCATGTGGGCCGCGCGCATCGTGCGCGTCTATCGCTTTCGGGGGATCGCATGAGTACCGGCGGCCAGGCGGTCGGCGGGCTGGTCGGCGGGATAGCTGGATTTTTCCTGGCCGGGCCGCTGGGGGCATCTGCGCTCACGTCGTCTCTCTACGGTGCGCAGATCGGCATGATGGCCGGCGGCTACCTCGACCCGCCCAAGGGGCCGACCGTCAATGGCCCTCGCCTTGATGACTTGTCGGTGCAGACCAGCACATACGGCGCCGTCATCCCGCGCGTCTATGGCACCGTCACGGTCAATGGCAACGTGTTCTGGCTGGAGAATGGCGCGCTCAAGGAAACCGTCACCAAAAACAAGTCGGGCGGCAAGGGCGGCGGCAGCAGGACGACCAATCTGACCTACACCTACTCGGCGACTTTCGCGGTCGGCTTGTGCAAAGGGCCAATTGCCGGTGTGCGCCGCATCTGGATCGGAGCCGATCTGATCTACGACGCTGGCAGCAGCGACCCGGCCACCATCATGGCCAGCAATGATGCGGCTGCCGGCTTCCATGTCTACCTCGGTACCGACACGCAGGCGGCCGACGCGCGCATGCAGGCGACTCTCGGCGTGCCCAACACGCCAGCCTGGCGAGGGCTGGCCTACATCGTGTTTTACGACTTGGCGCTGGACCGGTACGGCAATAGCCTGATGGGCGCTCAAGTGCGAGTCGAAATCATGGCGCTTGGGGCGACGTACTCCTATGGAGCTACTCGGCATGATATGCCTTCGGCTGCCTATGGGCATGGATTCGGCTATACCGCATGGGGCAATGGCGTATTTTGCAGAGTACACAATACGTCTTATGCAGCCAGCTATACGTCACCTGATGGGGTTACATGGACAAAATACACAACGTCATTCGCAAACACAATCAACGGGCTGGCTTTTGGGAATGGCGTATTTGTTGCGGCTGAAAACTTCGGCGCGTGGGTTTCGGCAGATGGCGCTTCGTGGAACTATTACGCCTTCGGGTCAAGCTTTCGTGTAACTGACATCTGCTTTGGAAACGGCATATTTGTTCTTTGTGGAGGAAACTCGGCGACAGGCCATCAAAACTTGTTCGCGACTTCCGCAAACGGAACATCTTGGACGGTAACGGCATTTCCGGTCGATCCTGGAAACAGCGGAATAAACAAGATAGCCTACAACGGGTTGTTGTTTTTGGTTGTCAATGGTCAAGGAGCATCGTTTGTATCGAGCACAGGATCGACATGGACATACTATGCGATCTCTGCGTCAAGTTTCCTCGGAATTCTGGCCAAAGGCAGCCTGTTTGCTATTTTAAGGTCGTCGCAGCCAACACTTACCAGCACCGACGGACATACATGGACGACGTGCAGCACATCCGCTCCTGCCTCGGTGCATTCGTGGGTGGCAGATTACAATAGTTTTTTGGTGTTCACGAATGGCCACTTCTACACGTCGTCAGATTGCAACGCATGGACGACCTACGACATCGCATGGGATTTGATAACAGCTCAGGCATGGTATGCGCCGTGCTTCAATGGATCCATTATCGCAATATCTACTGATGGCACCCTTAGCGGCAGCGCCACTATCCAGCGGTCGTTCGTCGCATCCATTGACGATACATCGGCAAATGTCGTCTCGTCGGAATGTCTGCAATCAGGCTTGCTGACCAGCGGTGACATCGATGTGACCGCGCTCTCGGCAGCGGTGCGAGGCTACCGCATCGGCAGCGTCGGAGCGATCCGATCAGCGCTTGAACCACTGCAGGCCGCCTGGCCATTCGATGTGGTGCAGCACGGGTACGACATCAAATTCGTCGCCCGTGGCGGGGCGTCCGTCGTCACGATTCCCGCCGCAGACCTTGACGCGCGAGCTGCCGGCGATGCGCCCGGCGTGCAGATCACGACCAGTCGGGAGATGGACTCGCAACTCCCCCGCCGTGTCACGGTGCAGCATCTCGATTATGACCGGGAGTACAACACCGGCACGCAGTACGCCGAGCGACTGAACACGGCGGCGATCAACGCCCGGGTGCTCGATCTGCCGATCGTATTGACCGCGACCGAGGCGGCCGGCAAAGCCGAGGTGCTGCTCTATCTCTACTGGCTGGAGCGCTACGACGTGGCCGTTACCTTGCCGCCGACGTACAACCAGGTCGAGCCGGGCGACGTGGTGACGCTGATCACGCCCGAGGGCAACATCAGCCTGCGCCTGACGGCGATCAATTACACCAGCGACGGGCGGCTGGAATGCAAGGCGAAGTATGCCAACGCGGCGATCTACACGCCGACGGCTGTCGCATCAATTCCCGCCGTGACCGGACCGACGACCATCACGCCAGTTGGCGCTTCCGTCTATGTCCTGCTCGACGTGCCGATGATCAACAGCGCGCAGTCGGGGCCGTCGTTCCTGGCCGCGATGACCGGCGCCCTGGCCGGCTGGAAGGGAGGCCTGCTGATGCAATCGACCGATGCGGGCAGCACCTGGGCGAGCCTGCAAGACTTCGGGCCGCCTGGGTCGTCGATGGGCACCTGTACCAACAGCATCGGCGTCGTCGAATCTCGGATGATCGACAGCGCCAGCGTGCTCAACGTCACCCTGACGCAAGGCGCGCTTTACAGCGTGACGCAGTTGGCCATGCTCGGCGGTGCGAACCACTTTGCGTACGGGGCAGACGGGCGCTGGGAAATCATCGCGGCGCAGACCTGCACGCTGGTCAGCGGAACGAGCTACGTGCTGCAGGACCTGCTGCGCGGGCGCTTTGGCACCGAGTGGGCGATGGGCCTGCACTCCGCTGGCGATTCGCTGGTGCTGCTCGACACCACGGATGTTGCGGCCATCGCGATGAGTGCGGGAACGATCGGCCTGTCGTACCTCTACCGCGGCATCACGGTCGATCGGGACATCGGCACCGACAGCAACCGGACGTTTGCCTACCAGGGCGTCAATCTCAAGCCGCTGTCGCCGATCGCGCTAACCGGCAACCGCGACCCTTCGAGCAATGACTGGTCGCTGACTTGGATTCGTCGCACGCGCGATGGCGGGGAGTGGCGGGACTACGTCGATGCCGCGCTCGGCGAGACCAGTGAAGCCTACGCCATCGACGTCTACGCTGACGGGAGCTATACGACGGTGAAGCGGACGATCACGGCGAGCGCACCCGCCTGTGTCTACGCCAGCGCCGACCAGGTCAGCGACTTTGGCGCCAACCAGGCGACGCTGTATCTCAAACTCACTCAGATCTCGGCCACCGTTGGTCGGGGATACCCGCTCACCACATCCATCACGAGGTAGGCCATGGCCAGTAGCACCACGAATCTGGATCTCATCGCGCAGTCCCAGTCGTCGAAAGAAGTCACCGCCAACGACGCGTTGAACGCAGCCAGCCCGGCGACGCTGTTCGCCCGACGCGGCTCGCTGTGCTCAGGCCTCAACTGGTTCTACTACGGCGGCACCATGCTCGTGGATGGCGTGCTGACGGCGATCGCGAACAACGCGGCAACCCTGGCGCTGACCGCTTCGACTACCAATTACATCGAGGCCACGCGCGCGGGCGTGGTGTCGAAGAACACAACCGGATTTACCGCTGGCTCGATCCCGCTCTACACCGCCGTCACGGGCGCATCGACGGTGACGAGCTACACCGATCAACGCGCATGGGTGCAGGCAGAGCACATCACCAGCAGCGCCAGCGTGGCCGTCACCGCAGCGGATGTGACTCTGAGCGATAGCCAGGCACGATGCTCGTACCTGACGACTACTGGCGTCCTGACGGGAAATCGAAACGTCATCGTGCCGAACAACTGGCAGGGGATCGTGTTCTGCAATAACACCGGCGCATTCACGACGACGATCAAGACGGCTGCCGGCGCCGGCATCGTAGTTGCGCAGACAAAGCGCGCGATCCTGCTGGCCGACGGGACCAACGTCGTGCGCGTCACGGCTGACGTGTGATGCAGGGCTATCGCGGACCAGGCCGGCGCGGCACGGCCGAGGAGTGCGACGAGATCGAAACGTGGAGAGCGACCGCGGCGTCTTTTAACAGCCGGCTGGTTGAAATTGAGCGGCTGACGAAATCGACGCATGAGCACCTCATGGCGCACATCGGGCAGGAAGCCAAGACGCAGCAGGCGATCATCGACCTGCTTGAGACATGGCACGGGGCGAAATTCACGGTCCGGCTTGTCAAGTTGCTGGCGCCGATACTTGGGGCAATTGGAGCTTTCGCGCTATGGGCGAAGGACCACTACAAATGAGGGCCTACCTTCTGGCCCGTGCGCAGGAGCCAAGCACATGGCGCGGCCTCGTGCTGATCGCTACCGCACTCGGCG